TAAAATAAGTAAGCATACGGACGAACGCGTATATTCCACTCATAAAACATGCGAGGTGATTTCATAATACCAAGGGCATGTTTGGGTTCTAAAGCAGAATTAATCAATGTTTCATATTTATTATACCACAAGTACAAATCTTTGTACGATTTTATTTTCGTTCTACTTGTAATTTTTGTAATTTTTTTTTTCTTACCTTTCTTAGATTGGTTTTGGTTTTCATCATACTCTTCGAGAAGGCGAACATTTTCAACCAATACAAGTAACCATTCGGTTTGATTAATAGTATCCTTTGTATATTTAGAAAATTCTGGGTCTAATATAAAAGTTCCCCAAATGGAATGAAGTAATGGTATTTGCATAAAGTTCACACATTTAACTGGGTCATGTGACCGATAATCAGCATTTTGGTCATAAAGCCATTTACAGTAAAAATTTACTTTTGAGTTAGATGATGGACGAGGACAATGATAAGTCATTGAATTTGGACTCCAATTATATTTTTTCATATATTCTTTAATTTCAATCAAAGTTGAATTCCATAAATCAATACAATGATTTATTCTATCATTCTCAATTACACATGTACCCACTTCACGACCAATTCCAACAACAATCCCAAATTCTTGTACATGTTCCATATTTGTTTCAACTGACGATTGGTTATCAGCCATTAATATGTTAAAACTCAAATATATATGTAAATAATCATTTTTATTTATTACATTATTCTCTCGTAATTAAATAATTTTTTCCGAAATGTTTGAATATAGTCGTCGGTAAATACATGTGTTTTAATATACTTGGGTGTTAATTTATCAATCAACATATGAATAATAAAAAACAAAGAGTACATTCCACATTCTGTATCCCCTCGCTGATGTTCAACATCTTCATTACTATCGACTTTAAAGTGAATAGGTGGGGTTAATTCCTTTCCTTGTTTACATAATCGTTTAATAAAAGAGTCCACTTCATTTGGCATTTTATTACCAACGCTATCATAAAAGAAAATCTCACGTTTCTTAATATTAATAAATAATGAAATCCAATGTTCACCTGTTTTACAATGAGGGTGTGTATTAAAAATAATACCAATTTTAGTTTTATGTGAGTCCAGATGACTTTTTAAACTAAATGTACACATTTTATTACATACACATTGGTTATCCATTTTACTTGTATCACGCGAATTAAAATCAATTGGTGTCGGACCAATAAACTCAAAACAATCATATGCTTTTTCATATTGACACATCACTTTATCTATATCCAAATTTGACAACCACTCATTCGGATTCGAATACCACTTGTTTGGATATTGTGGTTTGAAATTATCGGACAAATTTAAAGAAGATGTAGATGTGGTAGATAAATTAATACTGTCAGTATGATTAGTTTTCTCCAATTGTTTTATCCAACATAGTTCATTAGTACACATGTTTTTTAAAAGTATATATAATTTACGGTGTATTTTTTTAGGAGAATATTCGGTAATTTTGTTCATTGGGTTTTGAGAATTCCATAATTCCTTTAAATAAATCAGTGAATCATTTGTATAACACGTGTAATCATTCAATTCTCCAGGTCGTTTTGGGGCACATTTACGTTTATCATAAAGGGTATTATATCCCCTATGTTTTCGTTTATATGTTCTACGCTGCTTATTGTTCCTCTTGTTAGTTTTTTTATTTTTTCTATTTTTAGATTTAGTTTTATATGTAGTTTTAAATTTAGGCTTAGACTTAGACTTAGACCTAGTCTTGGGCATATTATATTATATTATAAACAGTTATAAAAATACATTTTTGCTCAATATAATTGTATTTATTTTGTTAACTGAATAAAAATTGATTTAAATATAATATGTTTGATTGCGTGTATAACTAAATATGGATAAATACAGTGAAATTATGTATGATGATAAAGTTGTTAAAGACGTTCCTACAAAAAAAATACATGTTCCAAAGCCTATTATAAAGTGGGTTGGTGGAAAAACACAAATAATAGATAAACTTATTGTGGAATTTCCAATTGAAATAAATAATTATCGTGAAGCATTTGTAGGAGGCGGAAGTGTTTTATTAACTTTACTATCTTATGTCAAAAGTGGATTGATACACATACATGGTAATATATACACATACGATTTGAATGAACCCTTGATTTATATGTATAAAAATATACAAACTCACCATACAGAATTATATGATAGACTACAGCATATTATTATAGAATTTAATGAATGTGGCAATGGAGAAATTAATAGAAAACCAATAAATATTGAGGAAGCCAAAATAGCAAAAGAAAATTATTATTACTGGACAAGAAGTGAATATAATAAATTATCCGTCAATGATAAAACAACTATATTGGGTTCGGCTATGTTTATATTCTTAAATAAAACCTGTTTTAGAGGTGTATTTAGAGTTGGACCCAACGGATTTAATGTTCCATATGGACACTATAAGAATCCAGAAATTATAAATAGGGACCATATTGATGAAATACATGATTTAATTCAGCCTGTAATATTTGAATGTTGTGATTTTAATACATCACTAAATAAAATAAAAGAAAATGATTTTGTATATCTTGACCCTCCATATGCTCCTGAAACTGATACTTCATTTGTTGGATATACGAAAAATGGATTTAATATCGATAATCACACTAATTTATTTAATTTAATACATATTTTAACTAATACAAACAAAAAAATGATGTTGAGTAATGCTGATGTAAGTTTAGTGCGTGAAAACTTTACAAATGAAAAGTATAATACAACATCTATTTTATGTAAAAGGTCTATTAATTCTAAAAACCCAGACGCAAAAGCAAAAGAAGTTATTATAAAGAATTATTAATTAAATAATTTGTAATATAGGTAAAACTAATTCACTGAATCTTATATATTCAATATTCCATGTACTTGCTAAATCTAATATTTGTTTCGTTTTGTTAGTGACATTTTCTCCGAAATATTTAGTCTTTCCATGAGTAAGTTCTTCCTCTTGATTTGCTACACAGACGATTCTCAAAGGTTTTCCGTATAATTGAGGTATATTTTGATATTTAATCCATGTTCCATATACTTTTTCTCCTGCTGTTCCATCTATCCACCAATTAGAAGTCTTTACCTCATAAATATATTCATCCGTTTCCCAATCAGGTTCAAACCCATCTTTACGTTCCACTTTTCTGGGATTTTCTCCACGCAATTGAAGCACATCATATACTAGTTGCTCACCTAATAACGTTGTCCATTGACCGTTATTGGTTTGTTGTATCATATCATTACCCCATTTTTTTTCGGCTTCTTGAAAATCTTTTTTTTGTTGGGCTATAGTTATTCCATCTTTCTTTTTTATTTTTTGTGGTTTTACTGTAGCCCATATAACACGAGATGATAGACTGGTTCGGCGAGCCATTTTATTATTGACGTCCTTTTCAATCTTCTTGGCTTCCTTTTCAGCCTTATCAGCTTCTTTAAGTTGTTTGGCAGCAGCCTTCGTAGCTTCCTTTTCAACTTCTTTGAGTTGTTTAACAGCAGCCTTTGTGGCTTCTTTTTCAATCTTCTTGGCTTCCTTTTCAATTTATTTGAGTTGTTTTGAAGCAGCCTTATCAGTAAATTTAACTATTAATTGTGTATTTTCTTCCGTTTTAATAATTTCACTCAGAGTTATATATTGTTGTGTTATCATTTTAATGTTAATTGTATTTTAATTGTATTGTATTTGAAAAACTTCATTTTTATTTATTTAAAAATAAAGAAATAAATAAGTAAATAAGTAATATATTCACCATATTGGAATCTAATTGATTTAACGCCTTTTAGGTCTACCACGCTTTTTAGGTGAAGACAAGTCATCAAGGTCTTCAATATCATCGAGGTCATCAAGACTCATCTCTTCTCCTTCATTTGGGTCAATATCAAGCTCTTCATTGTCACTATAATCATCAATTTCCTCCTCCTCATCGGCATCATCGTCCTCATAATCATTCTCATCATCCTCATAATCATTCTCATCATCTTCATCATTGTCCACATTCCATTTTTTACCTCTTCCACGCCCACGTCTCTTTTTAACGGGTTCCTGTGATGCATACATCCACGCAAGAACACCACCAATTCCTAAAAGACTCGTAAGTCCCAACATAGCCGTATTATCACTCATATTGTTTAATTTATAAAATATTACTAAATTTTATATTCACAATTAAAACGCAATAAATGAACAATACATTTGTATACATTACAAACGAATATAAAATAATTTATTATACAAAATACTTCAATATTTTACCGTATTATAGTTCTTAACTTTCTGGTGTTTAATTTTCTGTTTTTGGTTTTTTTACCCTTTAATTTTCTGGCTTTTGTTTTTTTAATATTTAATTTTCTGGATTTTATTTTTTTAGATTTTTTTCTTCTTCGCGTACCACCATTTTTTCTTATTGAATTAGATGGAGTTGACATATTATAATATTAACCAAAAAAAATGATTGTTTATATACATTAATTATGTATATATACACTACATCAATATGAGCACCTTTACCAACGATGATATCCGCACACTGTTTATTGTTCCTAAATTTGGAAGAGAGGACACAAACGAAGCTCCTCATGTATACATCGATGATGAGTACGAAACATCAGGATATAGCGACTTTGCCAACTACTGTGTAACACAACTCAATGAACTTAGTCAGCGCAGAATTCAAGAAGAATGGAATTATATGATGCCCATCATATACACATTCCCAAATACAGAACATTACGTGAAAATCATACATGATTCATGCTCCTTAAAGCCTATT